GCCTACGGCAACGCGCTGTTCCCCGGCGTCAACCGCCATTGCCGGCATTGCCATGCCCAGAACAAGCGCAAGCGTCAAAACCAAACTGACAATCTTTTTCATTGAACCCCATCCTTTCGTAGCAGGCAGTGATGTCTTCTTCCGAACGGCTGACATCTGCCTATCCATTTTACCACACACTTTGGCCAAACACAAGCGCCCCAAAAGGATATAATTTCCAATCTAACGGAAGAGAACCCGCGCGATCCCCGCGCGAATTTTCAGGATCGGATAGCCGCTCTCAGCGGCGGTCGCATATCCATGCGCATTCGGCAGACAAAAACCCCCGACCCGGCACTGCTCATCACAGCGCACAAGAAGTTGACCCAGCAGTCCGACGGACGCCCATTCCGGCCGGCCTGACCGGGGCACATAGGTCTTTTCGGCGTCATAATCCGGGTTCAGGGCCAGTCGATACTCCGTCCCGTTCTCCGTCTCCGCATACTCATATTGTGGCCGTCCCCATGCGTCCGTCAAATACATCCCCTGCCATGCGTCCTCATAGCTGTTCCCAAGCACCCCCGGAACAGCAGACACAATGCCCAGAACGTAGCGTTCCCCATCATCCGCAATCCGAATCTTTCCCTCCTCAAGGGCAACAAATCGTCCGACCCGATCCTCACCATCCGGATTGCCGTCCGCCCACTCAAAATATTCCGCATAGTCCGCCCCCGTCGAGTTAAATGCGGATAGCGCATAGACCGCCCCGGCGTTTGTCACGCGGAAGCTGTTTGCGGTTGCCAAATTGGTCCCATTCCCCAAAACAAGCGCATTCCCGGCACTGGACCATGCCGTCGAGCTATACGTAGAGGGTTTATTCCACCTTCCTCCCGCAATTTCCAAAAACCCATTGGCCACGCTCTCCATACCAAAGGCCGTCGCCCCATTGCCTGCCGCAACTGTCCCGGACCCGCCCGCATGGGAATAAGCGCCGGATGCCGTCGAAGCGTACCCCTCTGCCGAAGCGGCCGATCCCGAAGCGATGGACCCGCTGCCGCTGGCATTGGCGCAGCTTCCGGTGGCGCTGCAATCCAGTCCCTGAACCGCTGCATTGGTTCCGAGCTCATCCGACGCAGAACCCACAATGAGGCCGCCGTTCGATACGACAAGCCGTCCCGTCATGGTTCCGCCTGTTTTTGGAACAGCGGCAGCAGCCAGGTTATATGCACTTTTGACTGCCGCCGCTGTCGGGGCCATGGTGACGCTTGTGCTGTCCGTCCCATTATAAAGCCGCACAATCCCTGCCTGATTCGTTGATCCGGCGGGTATATTGCCCGCATGATAGACCGTATCCCCGTTATGCGTCCAGTCAGCCATGTAGGCGACAGAATCATAATCAAGGGAGTTATACACCTCTGTGTTGATCGGCGTATTGACCGCATGATCGTAAAAATCCAATCCAAAGATCGAAAAATTTGTAATACCCGTAAAAAACACGTTCTGCGCTTGGTCATCCGAATAATAAAACTCCAAGCCGCCATATAAATTCCCGTTGTATGTAAATCTGCATAGCTTCGCATAGGAGGCGGGATCCCCGGAAATGAGATCGATATATCCATACACCTTGTCGGAATGATAATCGTTCTCAACCCCCAAATTGGCCTCCATGACATGGCTTTCCCCGTCATCCTGTTGGATAACCACTTTTCCGATACTATAGGAGCTGAGCCCGATTTCGGTGTTGTCCAGGGAACACAGCGCCACCACGGATCTTCGAAAATTTGCCGTCTGCACTTGACCGCGCAAGCTGATCAGGTCAAGCTTGTTGTCCATCTGCAAAGCCAATGCATCCACAGCGCTCTGCGCGGTTTCGCCTGTCGATTTGATCGCCGCATCAATGATGTCGGCATTGCTGTTAAAAACATCAATGTCGTAAAAATCGGTCTGAGCCGGCTTAACCAGCCCGTAATTTTTTGTATGTTCAGCCATTACGATAGAACCTCATTTCTCAATTGGCCGTGGGTATACCCCGATAGCTCCTGATGGGTCCACGTATTCCAGTGTGCATATTGATTGTATTTAAGCTCAGCGGAGACCACTATATTTGCAGGAACCATCTTCTTCAAAAGCTTCCGCACGGTTTCCAGTGAGCTGCGCGCCTCCAGCGCGACGGAGACAGATAGACTAAAATTGTCGTCGTCCAATTTCACCTCATACCCGTCCTGCGTGCAGAGAAACGCCAGTCGCTTCTCCAGCATCCTGATCGTATAGGGGAGCTGGGAGCTCATCATCGCCAGAATGCGAAACCGCCTCTCCGCGTAGCTCTCGCTCGCCCTGGACGCAATCCCCAGCGCCTTTTCCCACCGGGAGAGTCCGGCGTCCCCCGCCGTCTCGATAAACTGCTCCTCAAGCGCCTGCTGCACGGCGTCCCAAAGCGCCTGGGCGGCCACCTGCTCACCGCCCGCAATGCCCATAAACGCATGAAACCCTTTAAAAACCGGCGGCAAATAGTCCGCGATCAGCCTATCCAAGCAAATCCCCCCTTACCGGAATTTCTCCGTCCCCAAGCGCAAGATTGCCCGTACCCCCATTGAGCATCGTATCCGCAATATCCTCCACCGCCTCCAGCTCCAATAGCCGCGACTCAAGCTGGCTGACGCGAACCACGAGCTTATCAGCATCCGCCCACGACTTTGCAAGCTCCATAAAATAGTCATCGACAACGGCCTGGGCATAGGGCTCCGCATCGCTCCAGCTCCAGCCGTCCGCAAGCGTCATCTTTGTGTCAACATTGACGCTCACCGCTTCAGCGCCCGTGACCGTCACCCTGTGCCCGATGGGTGCAAGTCCAAGCCCCTCGCCGCCAGATTGGGCCGGGTCAATTTCCGTCTGAACCATGTTGATGAGCGCGTCCGAAGGCACGGCATAGTCACTGCCGATGATAATCAGCTTCACCGTCCCCCCGCCCTTCCAGGCCGGATACACGCGGACTCCGCCGACACCGCTGATGCTTCCCACCTTTTCCTTGTAATCCTTAACATTCCCTCCAAACGCCTGGGAGTCAAAGCTGTCAAAGTATCGCTGCCGCAGCGTCTCCGTATCCTCCTCATCGCTGCCCGGCACTGCAAGCCCCACGATGGAGGCTGTCTGCAATCCGTCAATATACGCCAGCGGCAACAGCGTTCCCCCGGACTTATTCCCGACGCTGCCCGCCGTTTCACACGTCAGAAGAAAATTTGTGTCCAGCGTTTCCCCATGATAGGCAAACGTGGCATCATCACATCGAAACCGGCTTCCCGCAGGCACCGAAAGCCCCTCCGGCTCAAATGCGGCCTCGATCACGGCCTTCGTCGCCTCCGCAGGCTCGATCCCCCGTTCCGCAGCCCTTCTGATCAAATATTCTCTCGAGGCCGTATCCGGATAAGACATATCCAAAACCGTATCCAGCGCGATATAGAGATTGACGATTTCCACCGCCGCCGGCGCCATGGCCGTATACAAAACAGACCCCTCTCTTGTGTCCAGCTCCGGATACAGCTCCAGCGCATTTGCGAGCATCTCATCCAGCACCGCCTCATAGGTTACATCTTCAAACATCGTCTTCCCCCCTAAATCTCGATCTCATCATTCAGCGTCTGATCCCCATAAATCGTCTGGATCGTAAAGGAAACCAAGATCTTCTTCCCCGTCTGATCAAACTGGAAATTCGAAGTCCCCAAAATACGGTCATCCTGACACAGGGCCTCCGTCATTCTCCGTTTGAGCTCTGAACAAACATAATCGATCGGTCTGCCAAAGAGAGACAGGAGCTCCACGCCATACTGGTAGCTATAAATAATGTGCTGATACCGCTCTGACTCCAATATCAGCCGCGCCGCCTGCGCCATCGCCTGGGCGCCCGACACGGTTCCGCTGATGATCTGATTGTCGAAGTCCATATAAAATGTCTTCGTCGGCAAAGACAAAGCCTCCACCTCGCCGAGCGTACTCGTATAAGGAATCATCCCAAACCTCCTCTAAATTTCGCCCAAGACTAAAAACTGCTGACCTCCCGCAAATCGCAGCAGTGCAACCTTTGCCCCCACACCGAGTCCCGACGCCGACCGCAAAACGATCAAATGCTCCGCGCCGACCGTCAGGCGCTGCTCCAAACGGATCGAAAGGGGGGAGACGGTCGACACCGTCCCCAAAAAGGGGGCCGGCGGCTGACTTGACGCCACTGCATCGACCGCCGCCTCTTTGATGGCCCATAGCAAATCAGGCAACGAACTCACCTCCCACAAGGGAGAGATCCATCGTATGGCTCCCATCCCGGAACGTATGCGTCACAGTCTCCACCATCAGATACGCGTTAAAATCCAGATCCCCCAAATCCAGCTGGATCGGGATCAAGCAGCCCGCCCGCACTTGTATGTCACCGACGGCGTCTTTAATCTGCAATCTCCGCGTCTTCTTTCCATATAAAGAGAGCATCCTCCCGGCCGATTCCACGCCGTCCTCGCCTGACTCCAACCGTCCATAATACTGCAAAAGCCCCCACTGCCCGATGAGATCCGTATTCGACGCACAGTAATAAACGGTCTCCCCGCTGCTCTCGTCCTCACTGGCCAGTTTAATGCTGTTATACGTGGCATCGTCAATGGACGACGTATAGTCAAATTCCCCCGCCGATGCCGCGCTGATGAGCAGCGTCGAAACCATATTTCCCACATTGCCAAGCCGCAGACTTCCAAAATCATCATAGAGCACAAACAGCTCGCCGGAGGCTTCATACGTCAAATCAATGGCCGTTTGCACAATATCAAAAATGCTCCTGCTGGATTCCACCCTGGCCGGAATCAAATACCCCGTCTCCTCCAGCGTCCCGCAGATGAGCCCATAATCCGCCGCGATCTGGGAGACGAGCCGTGTCGCCGTCCAATCCGCATATGTATACGTATCCCGATTCTTCAAATATCGCAGCTGGTCATACGCCGTCACCTGAATCAGACCGTTCGACGTCCGCTGCTTTTTAAACACATATCCCCGAAACACGTTCAAATCTCCCAAACACAGCCGCACCTGATCCCCTTCATGAAAGTTGATCACGCCGTCCTTCACGACACTGAAAACGAGCTTCCCCGGCGTCCCCGCCCGTTCACTCGTCAGCTTCACGGCCCCCGACACAACGGGCGTATAGGAATATTGGGATGTGTCAATTCTCAAATCGACAGCGTCCATATTCATCCTCCTTGCCTTAGGGCATCACCAGAACCTGACCGGGATAGATGAGATTCGGATTGGAGATTTGATCTCGATTCAGCTCGTAAATCTCCGTCCACCGGGCTCCATCCCCCAGGTATTTTTTCGCAATATTCCAAAGACAGTCCCCCGCCGCCACCGTATACGTTTTGATTTCCGGCGCGTTCGCCGTCTCCCGCACCACGCTCTCCTGCACCGACGATACAATGCTCGCCCGGTCGAGAACTGCCCTCTTCGTCACATATTCGCTATATTCCCGCAGCTTCAGAGAGAGCGTCACATCTCCGCCGTCTTCCCCGTCCTCTGTAACCGACAGATCCTCAAGGCTGACCCGCAAATTCGTATCCTCCAGAACCGTCCCGCCGGGCGCCGTCCGCGTCAAAATGAGCCGAACCGCCTCCTGCGCCTCCCGCCGCGCCAGGAGCTGCTCGATATAGAATTCCGGACTCAAAAACCCGCTTACATACCGCGCAAACGGATACCGCCTTCTCGGCAGAAGCAGCTCCATGGAAATTGTCGCCGCCTCACCCTTTCGCATAAACGTCACCTGTCCGCCGTCAATGAGCGTCACCGTCTCATTGGCGCTTTTATAGGAGATTTGTATCGCACTTGGTGTCACCGGCATCAGCATCTCATCAAGATAAAGAAGATACGCCATCAGTAAACCCCCTCCGCGCTGCTCTGAAGCGCCTCCATCAGCCGATCCTCAAACGCTCTGAAAAAAGTCTCCATATCCATCTCTGAGCCGATGTGATTCTCATTGGACACCTGTACATGAAAAACCGCGTCTCCGCTTCCCCTCTCGGGCGCGCCTTCATTCAATGAGAACGCCCCCTCAAAGGCCGGCTCTCCCCAATCATCTCCAGCCAGTGCAGGCATCCGCTCCTGCATAAACGTCCCCAAATCTCCGTTCAGCGGCGCCGCATACAGGGACTCTCCCTGCAAGGACTGGGGCAGAAGGGTCACACTCTGCGTCAGTGTCGCAAGCTCCGGCTCCACTGTCTCCGCAGTCGTCACAACGACCTCCTGCACCGGCGCCTCCAGCCGGGCCGCCTCGATGGACAGCGTCGTCACCGCCTGCATGTCGGACACTGCGCTCACCGCCTGTGAAGCCGATGCCGTGATGGTCGCCGCCGCCGACTGTGCCGATGACATGGCCGCACTCGCCGCGGCTGTGATGGACGCCAGCGAATTTCGCGCCGAGGCCGCCATCGCCTGGAACTGCGCGGCAATGTTCGCGAGGGGGCCGGAAAAATACCCCGGCAGACGATTTGCAACGCCCGCCGCCGTATCCTCCAGTCCGATCAGAACAGCCGTCACCTGCGCCTGCATGGACAGAAAGCTCATCCCAATCTCACCGGTCGCTCCTGCAAACTGTACCGCCAGCTCCTCCGCCGTGACCGCTCCCGCGGTTTTCAGCGCCTCCAAAGCCGCCGCAGCCTCCAATAGCCCGGCGACATCCATCTGGATTTCCGGAACGAGTCCCGCCTCCAATCCCTCAAACCTGGAGATAAACTCATCCAGCGTCCCCGTCATCGCCTCCAGCACCGGCGACACGCCGTCATACAGCTCAATTGCACACTCAATACTGGCCATCCTCAGCCCCCAAATCAAAAATTCAACTGCCCAAATCCGCCGTCCGGTGTTTCCCTATTTTTTTCTGGCCTTTTCCCGCACCAGGACGGCGGCGGCAATAAACGCCCTCTCGCGTCTTGACAGCCCAAGGAAGGCGGAGGGCATCAGCTTATATTCGTGGAGGCAATAAGCGGCGAGCTCCGCCTCAAAATCGCCTCCACGAATCAGTTTTTTGCGTCGTCCACCATTTCTGAAAAGCTCCTGTCAAACCCGCAGACCTCTTGAACCTTCGCCAGATAATCGGCATATTCCCCCGGTGTCAGCATTGCCTTGAGCAGTGCATCCTCGCCCATGACCCCATAGCTGTCTTGCAGCACACTGCTCTTCAAATCCGGGAACACCGTGGCCGCCGCCGCCAGCTTTCCGAGATAGAGGCTCACATCCGTCTCATTTGTATAGAGCCCCTTCCCCCTGGGTGACGGCACGCGCCGCGTCGCCCCCCGGCGCAGCTCCTCATCCTCAATGGAGGACACGCAGCGAATTTCCCAAAACACCGGCTCCCCCTCCATGCAAAATCGCTCAGAAGCCACAAGCCGAACATTTTCCACCCGCCCGGCTTGATCCATCAAAAAGGCCGATAATTCACTCATGAATCCACACCTCCATTAAAGCATTCCATTCAGAGACGTAAAGATTTCCGGCATTTCAAAGTCCTCAAATGTAAACGCCATCTCCTCGTCCAGGTAATCCGCGTCCGCGTCAAACTTGGTCAAAATTCCGCCGTCGATATTGCAATCCCGCAGCACCACAGTCTGCCGCCCCGCCGCGGAGGTGGGATCCTCATTGGTCACCTGGATGTCGAAATACACATCCTCCCCCGTGTTCTTATACCGGTACAGCAGCTCTCTGAAGATGCTGGTATTGTAGTGGAACGTGGCGCTGCCGGAGCCCTTCCAGCCCGTGGCCTTATTCCCCCGGCCGGTCTGCCCCAGAATCGGCACCTCCGTCTTGGTCTTTTCGAAGTTCGCCTCCAACCCGATGGCCTGCATAAAGTTATACCGCGTTCCCTCAATGGTCACAAAGCACTCCGCCAGCGACGCGCTGAGCGTATCCCGCGCATTCATATAATTGCCCATAACCTCTCCTCCCTACTGTACGACGACCGTCATATAAAGCTGACTCATGGCGCAAACAGGCGTCACCGTGTCTGTCACGATCACAGACCGCTTCTCTTCTCCCGCCGACACCGCCACATGCTCTGCCTCGAAGCCCTCAATAGCGCCCGCCGCCGCCAGCTGCCGGTGGTGGGACACAATGTCATTCCAGAGGCTGATCCGCCCCGCGCTGTCATTTGGCACAAGCCCCAGATATTTCGTCACAAACACCGACCCGATATCTGTCGCGATCTGATCCAATATCCGAACCGTCTGATTCATGGCAAAATCATTTGACTTCTCGCTTGTCCAGCTGACAAAGGTATTGATGTCCTCCAGCACCCGAATCTCATTCGAGACCCGATGGAACACAAAGGCCCCCTTCTCAATAAAAGCCTCCAGCTCCGCCTGGGTATAGCCCACATCAATGGAGAGCTCCCCGCCATAGGGTCTGTTCGTATTGCTCCGATTCAAGGCGCACCCCGCCGTGGCGCCCGTCACCCAATACACAAGGGACGCGTCCGTCTCATCGCCCCCGACGGAATTTTCAACAGAGATCACGCCCTCGTAATCCGCACCCGTATATCGGTACAAGACGCACTGGGTCTTAATCCCGGCCTCTTCCCGCATCCGCCGCGCAAAATCAGCGTAGAGCGCCTTCACCGCGCTTTGATCGGAGTCACAGCCCACGGCGTTCACCGGATAGCTCTCCAGGCTCTCCAGAAACGCCTGATGTCCGCTGTCCGAGACCGTCCCATCCGTACCCCCCGTCAGCGGCAGTCCCGCAGTCTCCGCCAGGGTGGCACCCCGGTCAAAGCACACATAGTCATTGTCGATCAGCTCCGCCGCCCCGGATACCGTCTGTGTCTGCACCAGCGTCTGCTCCAGATACGTTGCGACGACAAAACGATCCCCCGCTTTTGTCACCGTCAGCGTGATCTCATTGCCCAAACTGCCCGCATACACCGCCTCGCCCAGGGTACAGGCCGCCTTTATGCCGCCGAGCTCCATACGATAGACATAGCACGTTTTTGCATAGCAGAAAACCTCCCGCAGCGCCATCAAATCTTCATGCGTATATCCCCGCCCAAACAGCTCCTTGGAGCGATTATAGAAATCGGAGCTGGACACCGTCATCATCTCTCTCTCCGGCCCCCAAGGGAGTGAGAGCGCCAGCGCCGCAGTCCCCCGGTCCCCCGGCGAAGCCGCCGCCGAGGCGGTCGAAATAAAATTGATATAAGAACCTGGAAGGACTTTATTTGTAAACGTAAATGAGCCGCCGCCCATAGCCATCAAATCCACAACCTTTCATCAGATATCCGCACCCGCGGATCCGTCACTC